TTATAATATAACTTCAGTCTGCTCGAGATAAGCCATTGCATCAAGGATTGATGACCACCCCGTTGACTTTGTTAAAGGGTAATTTAGTACCTTCATTCCGTTATGCAGGTAGATATCACACGTTTTAGATCTACCATCAAGTTTGATATCTTTAATTATACTTCGTGCTATTGCCTGGTATTCTTTCCTGTCCGTTATATTCAGAACATTCAATGCAGCAGTTTCTCTGAAATCGCTATCGCTTTGTATATCAGCTATAAAAATTTTTAAAGAACTTATCTCAGCTGACAGTTCCGAAGCTCTTTGCGTTAATTCCGTGACATCCGGTGCCAGTTCAATAGCCCTAATGACGTTTTGGAGCTTTCCTGTTAACTCTACCTGCCTGGCCGTCATTGAAACTAAAGTAGTATCTTTGGAGCACCTGGAGTTCATACCCGATGCGCCATTTATAACACCAGATATCAAATAGCGATCAGTTAAATCTCTGCGGATGGCTTCAGTAATACACCTATGCTGTCGTCGCATTGAGCACACATAATAGCCATAACCTTTTGTGTTAATACCTGTCAGGATTATAGCATGACCGCATTGTTTGCAATGCATCAACCCTTTGAATATGTTTATCAAATGGGGATTGAAGTTTAGATTTCTTCTGGTCTCCGGCTCATAGCTCATGCGCTGGACGCGTTCGAAATCTTCTTTACTTATTATTGCTGGATAGTAGTGAGGGATATCATCAACATCAGGAACGGTTATGCGGCAAGACGGTGAAAGATAGCCGATAACAGCTTTAGATTTAACAAGCCTTTCAATTGAAGCTGAATTCCATTGTGATACTTTTCCACGGAGATTACATTTACCCTGCATGTTGAGTGTCTGACTAATTTTTTCAAAAGAGCGGCCATCAAGTCTCATCTCAAATATCAATCTGATAACTTCTGCTTTATCTTCAATAATATCAAACCCAGTACCTTCAGCGTTAACTTTTAACCAATATGGGCAATGGCGGGTCATTATTTTCCCCGTTTCCGCCGCCTGTTTACGTTTTTCTGCCCACACTGCTCGCTGGCGTTTAGACTTTATCTCGCTTTCTTCATTAGCCCGCTGTGCAATCAGGATGGCTTTGATAATGGAATAAGGATCATCAAGAGAGTCACGGGTGTAGTGTGTCCCATCACTCAGTGTTACCACATCTATCCCAGCCTTCAGAATTGCGCGCAGTCGCTCTGTCGCATCACCGATTTTCTCGCGTGATAGACGATCCAGACTCTCTATGAGAAGTACGCTTCCAGCCTCAATTATCTGTCTTTCTACTGCCTCCATAAACTCTGAGAAAGCACCTGAAATCGCGTGCTGACCTCTGTAAGCGCTTAATCCTAAATCCTCAAATGTTATCGGATCCAGGTAGTAATCAGGATTATGTTTAAGCCATTCCTCAATAAGCTTCTTTTGTCTTCTGACTGAATCGCCCTGAACCTGCTGTAGAGATGAAAACCGAAGGTACGCGATTGCCCTTTTCATAGCTTTCTCCATATAACCTGAAGGATTCAATTATACGCCGCGCTTCGTCAGTGACATATGTGAATGAAAAAAATCAGTAAGTTGTTATACATCGCTAAAGGAAAATGTTATGAACTATGTTGTAAAAACTTAACTTATCACATAGACTTACGCGTTTTGTTCTCATTCCGATGAGATCTTTTAGTTCAAACAAATGAATAAAATTAATTTGGTGCTAAACTTCTTTTCACTGCTAAAACATCGACATTCAGACTGGAGGCCTGTGATGCGGTATCTACTATTGCCCGCCCTTACAACTGTTTTAATTATGATTATTATTTTTCTTATGCAGACCCAGTGGAGCCCTTCACCGTGGTAATAATCTTATAAACCATTACTTCAACACCATTTTTTTGAATACCCTAACCGGCCAGGTTTTTACTTAAAAGCTTATGGTATGGGTACTCATTGGGTGACTTATTGTAAACCCATCCAGCTACAGTTGAATTAGCAAAATCCATTTTCAGATTTAACGCTTCTATGTTTACATGCGTTGGCTTAAATCTTATTTGCTAATAAATCATCACCTGCTAAAACACTCTACATCCAAGCATAAGATGAAGTTATATCTTGACAACCCTTTCCTCAATAAGAATGACTATAATAAAAAATATAAGGCGACATGACTCTCATTATATATAGGAGGTTAAGATAACTTTAAACATGCCGAGAAAACACATTAATTGATGTTGTGAGAAGTGGTGATTTTAACTTACTGCCGTTCCAGAAATCGTTCGTGTCTAACACGCAGATCGTGCCAATTATCATTACAGAATCAACCATTACTGTCTTTCCTGCTCAATCCCTGTATGGTTGTTTGATCAATACCTTACATAGCTGGCCATTCATCATGGCAAAAGGCTTTTAAGAATTTTGATCATTATTCACTGCATCCAAACTGAACAATCCTGGTGCTCCTACCACCGGGTGAGTGAAAAGAAGCCTGCCTTGTGCGGGCTTTTTTTCGCTTGAACGAATGAGCGGCATCCCTTCATTTATCTGTTTTTACCACTCCACTCTATAGCGCTGAAATGGTCAATCTATACAAGATTTTATACTTATTGACCCGCTGACTTAGCCGCAAACCCTTACTATACTTTGCATCGTGACTAGCTAGTCCTTAAATCTAATGGAACATTGATGAGAGGTCTTTCTATGAACAAACAGAGCTACAGAGGTGGCGCAGGGAATTTTGCTAACGATCCGGAACGCGCCAAAGAAGCAGGTAGCGCGGGAGGCAAAGCCAGTGGCGGCAATTTCAAAAATGATCCTGAAAGAGCCGTAGAAGCGGGCCGGAAAGGTGGTCAAAAAAGTCGCCGTCCTCCAAAAAAGTCTGAATAAGGCGCCCAGGATTTTTTTTGCCATGGACTGGCATCAGACTGGTGAATCATTTTCAGCCTGTAAAGAAGTGATTTCATGTGTCACCACTCCCATGATTGCAAGATCTTCCAGTAGGTCATCCATCAGGAATGCGCCATCATCGGTAATGATGCGGCGCGGCTGAATCATTACCATCGCCCACTCATACATGCCCGACATATCAATCAGCACGCTATCACCATTTACCGGGTGACGCTGCTTATCGACTATGCACCTGCGGCCGTGCAGCTCAACCATGCAACTGGTATTACTGGCAGGAAAGATGTGCTGCAGAGGTTGAAGCAGAAACGTCACTTCGCCACGGGCAGGTCTGATAGTCTGGTTGTGTATGCCGGCGACAACATTTCTCGCTTCATGTCCCAGGATTTCTGGATACCTTGCCCTGCAAACCATAGTTTCCCCTTACCGCTTTGATTAAGACCGTCAACGACGCGCATTAGTGATTCGCTGTTGGCTTGTGGTTTGAATTCGTCAAAGAGATTGAGCTGAGACACGCCCTGACCGTAAAAGTCGCCCAGCATCACGCCTGCTTTCATATACCGGCAACCGTCGCGCCAGATATGATCGAGCCCCTGCATAGCAACCCGGATGATGTCACGCGTGTCATTGGTCGGCGTTCTCAGCCTGCCCATTGCCTGATTACCATAAAATACTTCACCCTCGGCGTGCGGGCTGGTTCGGACGAAAACGGCTACCTGACTGCAGTACTGGCGCTCTCTTCTCAGCTTTTCGGCAGCGCGTTCCGCATACGAGCAAACCGCCTGTCGCATGTCTTCGTATTCAGTGATGCGTGAGCCGAACGATCGGGAGCAGACAATCTGCTGCTTAGTTGGCGCGAACTCTTCCAGCGCGAGGCATGGCTCGCCGCGCAACTCGCGTACAGTGCGTTCAAGCACCACGTTGAAGTGCTTCCTGATGATATATGTACTCTGCTCTGACAGGTCTTTGGCGGTGATGATGCCCATTGCATTCAGCTTCTTGCTGATGCGCCGGCCTACGCCCCACACCTCTTCTACCGGTACCAGCGCCATCAGCTTACGCTGCCGGTCGACATTCGACAGGTCAACGACTCCGCCGGTTTGTGTCCATTTTTTCGCGGCGTAATTAGCGAGCTTGGCCAGCGTTTTGGTCTGAGCGATGCCAACGCCTACTGTCAGGTGAGCTTCTCTCTTCACGCGTGCCCGCACTTCACGGCCGAAATCTTCCAGTACACGGCAATTACGTATACCGGTCAGGTCCAGGAATGCTTCGTCGATTGAATAAACTTCGACTGATGGCGCCATTGACTCCAGCGTTGTCATCATGCGATTACTAAAGTCTGCATATAGCGCGTAATTAGAGCTGAACACCTGGATTTTATACTTATTGATTAGCTCTTTCAGTTTGAAGTACGGGGCGCCCATCGGGATATCCAGTTTTTTTACTTCAGCATTACGCGCAATCACGCAACCATCATTGTTGCTGAGGACAATTACCGGCTTACCCCGAAGGTCTGGCCTGAAGACAGTCTCACAGGAACAATAAAAATTGTTTGCATCCACCAGGGCAAACATTACCGGACCATCGTTTTGATGGCGTGTTTTACTACGCCAAAAATTTCAAACTGGTCAGCATCGGTAATCCGAATAATTGCGTGTGCAGAATTCATCGGCTTCAAATGCAGGAATGGTTTCGTCATAAGCTGCTTTACCGTGAACTCCCCTGACAAAGCTGCTACGACAATGTCGCCGTGCTCTGCCTCAACTGAGCTATCAATTACCAGCATGTCGCCATCGTTTATCCCCCCCTCAATCATTGAGTCGCCGCTCACCCTTATGAAGTAGGTCGAACTTGGATGATTGACCAGCAGGCTATTAAGGTCGATGCGTTGTTCAACGTAATCCTGTGCGGGTGATGGAAATCCACATGGCACGCGGTCAATGAACAAGGGTAACTCTAAAATCGCGCGGATTTCCGCAGGCTTATAAAACTTCATGGCTGTAGTCTCAATTGATGAATTTAAGAAAATTTTCAAAGCGCGTTTCGTTTTTTTTCTGAGTTTCAACCGTTTGGATTGAAGATTTGAAACGTACGCTCCTCACCTTCCGCTGTTGATATATCGCGAAAAACCGATTTATGCACCTCGATCCACTGGTTAGCTTGCCGGAGCGTGTAATGCCAGTTAAGCCGCTCAAGTTCATTCACAAAATCGAGCGTGCTGACAGTGAATCGCCCTGCGGTATCGCGTTTAATTGCAAACCTGAAGGCGTCTTTGATTTCGTAGTCGCGGGGCATGGTCATCTCCCTCCCTGATAGATACTGTATATAAATACAGTAATCTCGAATGATTGAATTGATCAAGGAGGAACGAAGAAGGTTTTTGTAAAGCGACTGGCGGATAAGGATTTTTATTTTTGGAGGCTAAACAGGATTGGTCAGGACACATACTGAAACTGCACGGTTAAGCGTCAATCTGCAATCCGGTAAGTGAAGTACTGAATCGCCATTACCGGGTCGGCAACAGAACGCGATCGGGTTGGGTACGAAATCATCTTTGCTGCCCCTTCAGTCCGTTGAATACGGGATTATTTGAACATGCATCATTCACAAAACAGCATAGTGTTGATTTTATTTTTATTAAAAACCCCGCATACAACACAAAAATAATAAACGAAAATAAAACAACAGAAAATGAAATCCTCTCGCGCTTAAAAAATCACTTTTTTGAATAAAAACGCTGACACCCTGGGTATTCAGATTAATGAACAACGCATTGAATATCATCCACTCCACTTCGATAGAGGAAGTGAACTTTTTCAATCTTCTGATAAAGGTGGATTATGAATATCAAAAAATTGCATCTCTTATTAATTATATTATCCGCATCAACCAGCCAGGCTATGGCTCATGAAATTCTCGAGTATGATTTCAAATTCAGACCAACTGTTTCTTTGGGTTATGAATACGCTCCTGTTAAAGATTTTGGTAATATCCAGGGAGTCAATGCAAAAATTCATTTTAAATCAGACTATCCCTGGGGGGGAATGGTATCAGCATCTTACTTGGCCGATCCGTCCACATGGGAAAATAGATTCAGTAAGCACAAAAAAGATGAACTGAATAACACTAAAAAAGACCAGGCGGAATACTTTTCACTAATGGGGGGGCCGACTGTACGCGTAAATGAGACCACAAGTCTTTATGCTCTTGCAGGTGTTTCACACAGTAAAGCGAAATTAACAGGTACCACTAACACTGGAAAAAAACCCAATCGCCTTAATTTTGCTTACGGTGCAGGTGTGACCACAAACTTTACTGAACACTTTGCACTCACGCTAGGTTATGAAGGTTCAAAAATTAACATCGGAGGTGAAGAAAAACATATCAATGGCTATATGATAAACGCTGGATATACATTCTAAAAATTAACTATTAGTTAGGTTTAGATAAAATCGGACGACATCCTTTTTTGATGATGTCGTCCGAAAAAAAAGATAAAAACTCTGAAAGAAAAGCACATTTTAAAGAATGCTATAAACCCTCGCAGTTCTCATTCCCCACATCTCAACGATATAAACTTGCAAACACAAAAATGTCATAATTATGAATTTAATGTGTTTGAAAATCAGACACTGATAACTAAGGGAAATCTGCCTCAGTTTTTACCAGGAGTCTATATTGTGAAAAGCTTGAAATTAGCCATCATGATTGTTGCGATGTCTTTACCACTCGCTGGATACAGTTATCCAGTTGAACCCAGATTTTCATTTTTCATTGGCCCCCAGTTGGGTAAAATTAAGGATTTTGGTACAATTGTAGGCCCGACATTCAGCGTTCAGTATGAGGGCCATTCTGGATTTGGTGGCATGGCATCACTAACAAGCATGAGTAATGATCCTTCAATCTATTATTACAGATGCCGATGTGAATGTTCATACAGGCATAGAAACTCTTCACATCCTTATGGTGAGAGAGCATGCGACGCCTGCAGAAGGTGCGATTACAACTCACTGTATGAAAGATTTAAACATCCACTCGCCTTATACGATTCTTTGCTGGTTGGTCCGACATATCAGATAACTGAATCGCTGGGGATTTTTGGCTTAGGTGGTGTATCCCGGAATATTATTCTTACAAAGAGCAAACAGCAAAAGTTAGAAAATTCCATGTCAAAAAAGCATTATCTTTCCAAAAATTTCGCATACGCAGTGGGAGTAAACTACACCTTACCAAATGGTATCTTAGTCAGCGTAGGCCGTGAAGGTTCTCAAGCATTTTTCAATGGCGAAAATCATGATGTAAGCAGCTTATTTTTAAAAGGAGGAATTCATTTTTAACAGCATCCTTTCAGGTTTAGACTGAAAAAATGATTTCAAATCAATACTGAATTTCTTTAGGCATAATCGGCCAGATAATGCCTTTAGGACTTCCCGTATTCATTCTGTATAAATCAGAAAAATATTTTTCCCATAAGTTCAGGGCTGAACTTTCATCTTCAGTTAACTCATACACGCTTCTGACAATATTGAGCTTACTGATTTCAGATACTGCAAACTCCATTAAAGAAGCTCTTTTTTCTTTTATTACCATAAGCGTTTGCTCCTGCGTGGCCACTGGCGCATCTATCCAGCAAGGTTGCTTATGTTCATCTGCTCCGCGCACTTTACCCGGTGGAGGGCTACTACTGAATTCTGCCCATGTTTTGTTGGAAACCTGGATGATATCTTCATGCCATGTCCCATGTAGTTGGTAAGATTTTTCATCGTCCATAAGATAAAAGGCGTTTTTCGTTGCGCTATAACCATATGTCATCATTATTAACATCCAATGGCAATCCAGCTGAAATCGGATTCTCCGTGTCCGGCCGTAATTTTGAACCCCAGAAAAGTTGCTCTGGACACGGTATAATTGTTTATGCTTTTTCCCTCTTTATTACGAAGGCTCACAAGCACTGTGATTGCCGACGCCGCAGTATAGGCTACCGGGAAGTGCACGTCGGTAACTTCTCCCTGTCGACTGACCTCCCCTCCCTGAATAAGTAGGCCAGACAGCGGTTGTTTAAGCCACCATTGCTTCCCAAAATTCTGATCATGCTTAAACTTAAGTCGTTCAAGTAAAGAGCTCAGGTTGCCATTCCATTGCTGACCAAATATGTCTCCCGCAGCATTGATCTCAGTCTGAATTTCTTTATCCTTTGCTTTACCTATTTTCAAACCGTTTTCGGTTGTGATCATACCTGAGACGTTCAGGTCTTTCTTAACCTCCAGCGTTCCTGTTACCTCACCTCCAGCCAAAGGTAGAAAAGTTTTTTTGGCTTGTTTTTCGCTATAACCCTGGCCCTTTTTAAGGTATCGCTCATCGGCCTGCCCCAGATTAAGCGCATGACCCGGTTTGAGTGCTTCTGGGACGGGAAAAGCACCGCCAACATTACCACTTAGCAACCACGCATGTGCATTACTGCACCATTCTACTTCAATGATCCCACCGCCAGCGATTTCACCACCTTCCAGGTTTTTCTTAGCCTGACAAAGCAGAGGAAGTACCTCACCCGGCCTGACTGAAAACGTACTTTTGCCGGTATTGGCTTCGCGGGCTTTAAATGTCAGGCGCATTCCATCCACCAGGGACGACAATGGCGGCTCATAGCTTGCCGCATAAGCATTCGCTGAGCCAGCATCATGCGCAAAGGTCACATTTCCCTGCTGAATTGATCTGTAGACGCCCGATGAAGGAATAAACGGCGCTCCGGGCGCTCGTTTGATATTTTCAGGTGTAATCGCGGTAGTTTTATCGGAAACGGTGATTACCCATATGGCGACATATCCGGTATCTGCTTCGGGTGTAACCTGAGTTCCAGAGGTTGAGGGTTTGCCTTTTTTAAGTGAAAGGATGCATTTACCTGCTCGGACACCTGGTTGTGCTTCGCCATTGTTGCCCGGTCCGCTGAAAGCCATCGACGGGTCTGCGGCGTTATAAAAAGGCAGCACCGTGCCGCCCGTATCAGCGTCTTGGTAAGCGACCTGAATAATATAGTCGTGACTGGTACCGGGTTGTTCTGGTGGAGTTACGATAAGAGTATCGCCAGGGGTGATTCCCTGTTTGAGAATGGTATCGGAGTGATCTGCTGGCAACGTGGAATAAGCTTGATCATCTATCATCTGCAGACAATAAATCTCACCTGCGCTCACCTTCACTTGCATAGATGCAGGTGTCGTTGATGTGCACTGAAGACCTACAAGACAGGTATCAGAACCGAGCACAGCACTGGCCAGCTTTGCCAGTCCAATCATGGCGAACTTATTCGTGTTCAGTAAATCGGTTTCGAGGGGCACAGCCCCCGGATAAACAATCTGACGGTCCATATATTTCCCAAAAAAAAGCCACCTTGATGGTGGCCGTGCTGAAACTCTTAAACAGTTTTTAATTTACTCTGACCCAGACGATCGTCCCTTCCATTTTTACCGCTGCGATTGCGGCATAAAGATGGGCGTCTTTAACAGCGTCGGGTGACTTTGAATTCAATTCTGCGTGTACAGGACGACGCTGTAAAACTTCATGTTCATGTTGTTCATTATCCTGTTTAGCCTCGCTATTTACAGCGCGGTAAGCGATAACAAACGCCTGACAGGGAATTGACTGAGAGCCATAGCGACCAGCCATGCCGTAGCCTGCTGCCGGGCAGCCATAACCGCCTGTATCAGCGGACCGCTGCGGTTCTATTATTGTGGGCGTAAGGCCGGTGAGTTCTTTAACTACGGTGCTGATGGCCTGCCGCGTTCCCCGTTCTCGGAACAAACTGTTGCTGATTTTAAGGCGAAACACATCATCCGACTCACCCTCCGCTCGTCTCAGACGGACACCAAAAAAGTCGCGGGCAGCAATGTCGAGCCAGTTGTTACTGGCAGTGCTAATGCGTGTCTGAAGACGTGCATACTGGTAAAGCGAATACCCCCAGGACAAGGATGTAGCGCACGCTAGCAGCAAGGTGTCCAGTTTCGGTGTTTCATCACCAAACCACCCCGCGGGCAGCAGCTTTTTCAGACGGGAAAAAATGTCGTTGACGTCTCCTTTGTTCACTCAGTGCACCTCTATAATACCAGGACGGATAACTTCCCTGGCGGTTGCATGCAAATCAGTTACTCCTTTGTTCAATGTTAATGCGAGGACATTTGTAATCATGGGGCTTGCGTCGTAAGCCACTCTGATGAGCCTAGAGTAAGAGAGTAATTGCCCAAGACAGAGCTGGGATATATGTTTTTCAATAGCCCGTTTCACCAGCTCGACGACTTCGGCATGATGTTCTGGTGATTCCGTTTTGATTGACAGCGAAACATCAGGGGTGATGACGACAGGCCGAAACACGCCGAAACTTATTGTAAACCCTCTGGTTTTTTCAATAGCATCATAGGCTTTTTTAAGGAATGTATCTGATGGCTTCCCTGTTCCATCGTCCACCACTGCGAAAAAATAACCTGGCTGTGGCATACCAGCGTAAGAGACATTTTCTGTCAGGGTTAGTGAGACGCCACTCTGCAAATCAAGCAGTGCGAATTCGATGGCTTCTTTTGTGGCTTTTGAAAGCGACGAAAACCATTTAACAAAGCGTGCACGAAAGGCCTCATCGGTCTCCGCACTCTTGCCGCCTGACACCGCAGCTTCGTTAATAACAGTGTCAACGAACGCCACTGCTCCGGCAATCATCGTTATCTTGCCGGCCAGTACATTACCACTTGTCCCTGCATGACAGGCTCTGACAGGCACCTCCAGTGCTCTTTTATTGGCAGAGATGATGTAGCCGTGCAAATGAGGATCATATGCCTCATGATTGTTATCGCTGACGACCTCATACCTCTGCGTACCGTCAATGGTGTTAACAAAAGTTCCTTCTGGTATAAGGGCCTGATGCGAAGCCGTAAAACGACTGAAGGTCACCGTTCCCGAAGCCTGAACAGCAGAGAGACGTTTGAAATTGAAATCACCCATCCAGCTGTCCAGATCTTCACCTGAGCACGTTGATGCACGCGTCGTGACGAGCAGTTTAACAATAAGCTGCTGAACCCAGCTTGCTACGCCTGCATTGGATTCGGCCAGCGAGCGGAGGATGCTGCCAATCGAGAAATCCACCATTCTCACGGCTCTTGCCTGTACAGCCGTCATCTGATCGTTAACCAGCTCGATGAATGATTTGATTTTAAGGGATGCCATGGGTTTACCTTGTGACGTCGAATCTGAGTGTTTCCGGCGTGCCGGTCGCTGCATCGGTATAGGTTATCGATACACTTACGCCATCCTGTATCTGCGTCAGCCTGACCGACGGTGCGGGATAAGCAGCAACACTCTCTTCAAGAAGCATCTGTCCGGCAATCAGCGCCTGCCATTCTCCCGGCCTGACCGCCTCACCCACTTTTCTGCCTAAACCAGCTCCGTATTCAGGATGAAAAATATAATCCCCCGGATTAGTTATAAGCCTGCGAAGAATGCGCTGATTAACTCGTTCGCGACGAGAAACTGGCTGAACATCTCCCGAAAGAGTGATATTGAGATCGCCACCAGTGACATGAAAAAGATCATCCATCAGTTATTACCTTCTCAGAACCGACCTGATCACTAGGTAACTGCGTAAAGCTTCCCTGACCATTCTCAATATGCCTGTGACCGTTGTATGTGGTGCGGAGTCTGTGAAGAGTGCCGTAGATGCCTTTTTTGTCACTGATGTCTTTCACGACGTTCAGATTTGCATCAATCAGTACATCCCCCCCGGTGAAATGGTGTAACGGTGCGTCGTAAGAGAGTTTTTCCTTCGCAATGAGCAGAACTTCACCGCTGTTCATAAATTTCAGCAGCGAACCACTCTGATGCACCAGCCAGCACTCTCCAGACGGAGGTCCCGGACAACGGTCTGTGTCGTTATAAAATTGACCTGCAGCCATACCCACGCCGGTGAGACCTGAATCAAATTCAATTTGAGCCACCGCACCGATCATTGGCCCTGCGGCCATGCCCCAACCATTGCCAACCCAGGGTGAACTGAGTGGGATCCAGCCTGTTTCTTCACCGGTTGGCTGAAGCTGAACTTTGACTGTATAGCTAATGGGGTCGTAGGCAGTGATAATGCCCTGACGTGTGCCGCTTTCCCCTGCCAAACTCTGACGCGCCGTTGCGGCCACGATATTCAGCAGCGCCCTCATTGCCCGACTCCCGGTTCCGGCCTGAGATTCTTACCCGATAGGTGCATCCTGTATCCTGATTCCCAGCTCAGCGTGCGTCTCACCCGTTCACAGTGATAAAGCTGATCGAAGGGGCTTTGCGTGCCCTCAATACGCACCTGCATATTAGCCCGAAGCACATTGTCGCCTGCCGTTGAGCCACTGAAAGACATTTCATGCTGAACAATCTGGTGGTAAATGGACTGCGCCAGCGCATTCGCAGCTTCCGGCGTTAAACCGTTTCGTATAATGCGATGGACCTGTGTTTCAGCTGTCGCCTTTCCGGGCACAGTACTTTTAGCCGGTGCAGGATAAGAAGCCACAAACTGCTTATTTTTAAGCTTTGCATTCCAGCTCAGCACTTCGACTGTTACCCCCCTGGCGATCGTCAGCGCACGTGAAAATGACAGGTCACTGGAGATGTTGCACTGAGGGTATGCCTGCAGACCCGGTGGCTGCCAGCGGATGACATAATCGACGACACTGACAGGGTTACGCTTTGGTTCGAAGTGCAGACTGTCGCCATTCACATAAACCAGGAAGTTCTCAATGCCCGCAAGCGTATTGACGAGGTCCCATTCAGTTTGCTCACCGGTCAGGTGTGCCGTATCGATCTGGTAGTATTCACCAACGCGCTGCGTAGTCGCGGTGATCACGGGCGTAAGTCTGTGACGATTCGCAATAGTGGTGACTATCTGCGAACTCGTGAGGTTCTTAAAACTTTCCCCGGCTGACTTTGTATCAATCAGCCTGGCAGTAAAATCGCGACCTTCCGCTGAAATTTCGAAACGTGCCGGATCGTAATGCCATGTATCGATATTACCCGTGATGTGCTTTTTCTCATCAATACCTGCCTGCGTGATGACCGATATAAACAGCTCAACCCGAATAGTCGTCTGTACTGCCCACCAGTTCAGCATCTGCATCGTCGGGGGCAGTCCTGAGATGGCAAGCGTCAGATCAAATGTCCCTGCACCGCGAAAGGCATTGCTTTCAACGCTGAACGATACAAAGGACACGTCCTTGCCGTTTAAAAGACAACGCCCGCTGATATGGCGGGCAAGAGATTCAGCAATCGGATTATTAATATCCATTAATCACTCAGCGGACTGACAGGGATGTTAAGGGTCTGAATACCGCTTAATTGCGGATCGGCAATCTTATTGGCCTCAGCAATGCTGACCCAACGTGAAGCATCACCATACTGTTCTGATGCAACCTGATACAGATTGCCGCCCGCCTGCGTAACCGACCGGCCGCCGCCGGACATCAGTCCCGCGTTTATGTTTTTATTGAGGCGACCCAGGACTTCCTGCAGACGGTAAAGCGCAGGGATGCGCGTGGTGTGATCCAGTTGCATGAGGAGACGACTGACTGACAGTGAAACGGGATTCCCGCGAATCAATCCACCGAGAGACGAGATATCTTCTGCTGCAGCTTCCAGCACTGCCAGCTCATGCTGAACAATATTGCGTGCAGTTATCAGGGGCCTGACAACGGCCTGAATCTGCACAACCGTAGCATGCGCAAAGTCGGTAATCCCTTTGACTGCCCGATGCAGTTTGCTGACTGCCTGCGTGACGGCATCGACACTGATGATATTTGTTAGTCCCAGTGCATGGCCAAGATCACTTTCGATTAGCCCCCGAAGTGCGCCGGTCAGAGCATCAGTTTTATCCGGTGTTCCCTCATTGCGAACAACGGCCACCTCAATAGAATATGGGCGGCGCCAGATGAACTCATAGACCGGGCTGAAAGCCGTGATCACAACGGTAAAACGGTAATCATCCAGCGTCAGTAAGACCGGATGCCCCGTATCACGCATTCGTTCCAGCGCGCTGACTCGCTCCCCGGCCTGCGAGCCTGTGATGATGCCAGACCAGGTTAGCGGTTCATACTCCGTGCCCAGCACATCAATAATACGGCGGCCGCCAATCAGCTGATGCTGTACTGTTTTCTGCCTGCCGTGAATCGCGATCTGTTCGGGCACTTCGAATTCCATAAATTCGAACTCTCCTAACACCAGACGCGAGGCAGTCGGATCTCCTCCAGCGGTAAAAGATAAATTTTTATATTGAATATTCATACAATAATGACTGGACTTTCCCAGTGAGTGGCCCTAAAAATTGTTGTTTAGGAATGTTGCTAAATGAAGGCTGAGGAGATTACATGCGTCACACTGTCCACTATTTGTGTCCTGTTAACATGTCCACTGTGTCCGGCCTTCAGGACGCATGTCTGAAAGCTTTGGGAAGTGGTGCAACACAAATTAACCTGCATTTATCGAGTCCTGGCGGTGAGTTATTGGCCGGTTTTACGGCTTATCACTTTTTAAAATCTCTGCCTGTGCCGGTGTATACACACAATCTCAGCAACGTTGAGTCCATCGCAACGGTGATTTATCTGGCTGGTACCGACCGCCGGGTAAACCCAGGTTCGCGTTTCTTGCTCCATCCTCTTCAGTGGGGCTTCACTAATAATTCCGCGGATCACGGCCGAATCGCAGAGTGGGTGAGAAGTCTTGATGATGATATGAAACGCTTCATTAATATCCTCAACGCAGAGACGAAAAACTCTGGCACGGACTGGTCTGATAAAATTGAAAACGCTTCATTTATTGATGCTGACAAAGCCATTAGTTGTGGCCTGGCTCATTGTGAGTCCCGGGCAACACTGGAGGGGTCGATAACAAACTGGTGGATTAACTGCTGAAAATTGTAATTGCCATTACAGCGCGCGCGTCGCATAAAAGTTCATTAAAGCGGGTCCGTAATCGCAGTAAACACATATGCCGGCAATGAACATAATGAAGTATTCAGGTAGTATATACGCGTCTTGCTGATCCTGAATCAATAAAAACACAGGTATATGTTCAGAGGTTGTATCCAAGCGATTCAATTGCCATCCGCATAGCTTGATGTTCTTCTCCGGTAAGAATTTTATAACGTGCCGCAAGCTTCTCAATCTCTTCTACTAACAGTAAACGTGTGGTTTCTTCTCCCCTGGCAGCTTTTTGTATAGCTACCTGCCCTATAATCTGACACGCATCATCAAAATTTTGTTCGAGTTGTTTACTTAATGTAGACACGATTATCTCTTAATATTTAATTGTCAGTCATAAACTGAGAGTGAATGAATATGGTATAGATTCCAATAAGAGAAATGAAATATTGTGGCCTCTCAATGCGCTGCCATTCAGAATCCCGGTCAGAAAGCTCTCAGTACGTTCATGTCTGCTTATCTACTAAGTTACAACTTTTAATCTTCAATTATTTGCCGCTTCGCATGTACTTCTTTCAGAGTAGCCTACAATCATTATTGTCTTTATCACCCCCTGTGATGAGACCCGCTCTTGTTGGAAATGTTGGGCACAGGATTGTGCCAGCCCGGTTGCCACCACTCCCGGGCTTTTTGTTTTCCTGTCTGTCGGATTTTCCTCTGCCACTTTCTTCAGGAACATCCACTGAATGCAGTAAGCGATCCCGCCGGTCGCCAGCAACCAGGCTGATGACGAATGCCCGTCAGTGCTCATCACCACGAAGTTCATCCCTTTCAGTTTGAGCAAATCGACGACGTCTCTGTCCCAGGTTTCCGCAATACCAAAATCGCCCGGCACTGCATCCACTTTTAACCGGGTTCCTGGTGGACAGGTGTTACGCGTGCACGTCCCATGGATTCCAGCCATGGTTCTGTCCCAGTTGTCGCCGTAGAAGATTTCATCTGCCGACGCACCCTTACCTGCGGTTTTAAGTAACAGTGTCAGCCCAACTAATAAAGATTTGTTCCCCATACCTAAGCCCCCGAAAATGTCCGGGCTAAAGGCTGCCATCAAAAGCGTGCAATTTTACGCAAGTTGTCAAAGAACGTGACTGATGTCTAAGCGATCAGGTAACTGCGCCTTACTAGCTCAGTGATTCAGCTAAAGCGAGCATCTATGCGCATAATTTCCTCGGCGGTTAGCTCACGCCAGTCGTTTCTGGTAAGGGCATAGTCTTTAAACACATCATCCATTGCTTCATTAAATGATATGTAGAGATGATCGCCCTGCACCGAATATTTTTCATAGTCGAAATAGCGAATGATGAGATACACCACATCACCATCCGATGCTGGCATGCCGTAAGCGACAAGTGCGGTGATGCCGTCCTCATCTGGCTCTTCCAGACGAACATATAAATACTGAGGTTGTTCAATAATCATGATTACGTCCCAGTTAAGGCGGATCCCGGTGAGTTGATGGCAGAGCTCCTCAATGCAGAGGCCCGATACGGCTGAGTCTCAAGCCGGTCGGCCACGGCCAATCCTGCTTTACAAGGCTAAGCCAGATGCCGACAGCTTTACCCACCAGATTGCGTTCTGGCACAAATCCCCAGTAGCGACTGTCGTAACTGTTATCGCGATTGTCACCCATCATAAAGTACTGACCGTCAGGGACAACCCACTCTCCTGCCGGCAGCCCCTTTTGGCGGAAGAACTGACCAGTATCAACCGTTCTGGCAGCGTCCTGCTGGATTTTGTGGGTGATCCCACCCAGCGTTTCATACCGCTCCATCAGGTGCTGACCGTAATTAAATGAACCCAGATGATCTGCAGGCTCCGGAGTTGAATAGCTAATTTGAACGGGTGTGCCATGGTTCTCCAGCCCCGCAGGGAAAAAGAGAACAGAGAGTGTCTGACTTTCCGAATCAAACACCACGTGATCGCCGGGTAATCCAATGACGCGCTTAATAAAAAGCTCTGATTCATTTGCAGGATAATGGAAAATTGCGATATCGCCCCGCTGCGGATGGCCTCGCTGTAATAGTGTTCTCTGGTTGAAAGGATTTTTAAAGCCGTACGTAAATTTATCAGCGAGAACAAAATCACCTTTTAGCAGCGTCGGTGTCATTGAGCCTGACGGAATGTGAAAAGACTCCCAGCCAAAAGAGCGAATCAGTAATATCAGCAACAACAGAGGCAACAGCGATGCACCTGTTTCCAGCCTGGACTGGGGTAACGTTCGTTTTTGAGTGGAAGTGGGAGTTGGAGGCAATTCATCGTGGCTTTTGTTAACCGCACGGTTTCGCCACAACAGGATCCTGCACATGCCAGCCAGAACAATGGCTACTGCCAGAATGTAGGCGAAAATATTCACTGCAATGTACCCCTGATGGTGCGCAGATTAACAGTATTTGAGTACGGCATCACTGCCCCTCCACCTCGGGAGAAATGGGATTATTCACCAATTTATCTTGAAGCAATGCTTCTTCCTGGCTCAGGCTGGCAGACAATAGCTCCTCAAGATGGCTCGCTGAGACACTGTCTGCCGACTGACGCCACAAATGGTCAGTTGCCGCAGTCACAGTGCCAGCACTTATCAGCAAAAATGTCGTCACGATTTTGTTCAGCATTCCCGAGTTCCTTGTATTAATGCGCAATGACCTCTGTTTTTGTGAATACGCGTGGCGTCTTTGAAATCACACCAGCTACGCAGCATGGCAAATACGCCATTCAGTTATCTGAAAGACTGCATCACTTCAGGATTGCACAGGATGATCATTAAGGGATGGCAAGGCTGCTGACCTGGCCGGGATGAATCATCAGCATGGATGAGTCGAACGCGCTGGAGGATGATGGCGCCCTGACGGCTTGCTGACTTATGCCGTTTATGACCGTCGCTACCAGTACCTGCCGGCCTTCATGGGTCATCAGGAGATTGACTGACTGTTCCGTTCGGTTACCCGTTACCGGCGGTATGGGCGGATAACTGCCGGTTTTCCGGTAAGCCTGCTCCCGCACTTTCTGGCTATCAAAGTCTGCCTGTGAAGGCACCCAGGGCTTGTAAGTTACGCCATTATTTTTCGCATTCTGGCGGGCTAATCTCTCGCGCTCTTTCATTTCCTGACTCTGCGAAACGGTGCTGGCTGGATGAAGCGCGGCAAGTGTCGCTGCGGCAATGATGGCCGGGAGCCCGGTCAGTGCAGCAGCCAGCCCGGTCAACCCCGTGGTGGCGCTTTTGCCGATAAGCACATCAATGCCCCAGCCCGCCAGCTTGAGGGGTGACAGCAAAGCGCCGGCTGCGTGTTTGAGGACCCAGATGCCTCCACTGGCAGCCGCAAGGCTGGTAATGGCCAGTGCAGTATTTCCTGCAAACTTCGCCATTTCGGGATGTTTATGTGCTATTTCAGTCATCCGTTCCAGGGAATGCGTTAGTCCATCCAGACCTTTGGTGAACGTATCCAGCAGGCCGCCGTCTTTGCCCATCACCAGCTGCAGGTTGAGCCACTTTTTCTGGAAGTTGATTTTTTTACCGTTATAGGTGCTTCCCACAGCACCATAGGCATCTTCCAGTCCCCGCGCGATACCATAGGCGTCAATGCGGTGGTGAATTGTCTCCAGCTGCTTGTCGATGAGGTTAAACATCTTGCCGCCGGTACGTCCAAATATCAGGGCGTTCTCGCGCTGTTTCTGTTCGTCCGTGTAATGGTTCTGCCGGTAGATGGGCAGGATCATCTTCTCGTAGTAATCCACCGGTGACTGGCTGAAGAGCTGCGCATTGATAAGCGGATTGCCACGGAAGCGCTTCACCCCACCCAGACTGTTAAGCTCAATTTTGCTGGCATCCCATACGCCCATTTTCATCAGGTCATGCGTGACCTGATTCGGCAATTTGATAATGCCGTTTAACCGGTTGTAAGCGGTCATCAGCGCTTCACCGGCTGCACCGCCCTTCAGCTCGCCAATAATGGGTTCAAGCTCGGCAAACAGGGCTTTATTACTCAAACCAAATGCAGCAGTGCCGGCTTTGGCCATGAACTGACGGTACTGGGTAAAATCGACATTGCCACCTGAGGATTGAATAGCGCGGAACGCAGCATCCATCAGTTGATTAAAGCGCTCAGGGCTTTTCAGGCCGCCCGCGGTTTCAGTGAAACGCAGCATGTCCATTTGCTTAGCAAACGTGGCCTCGCGCTGATGCTCATCCAGTCCGCGTGAGGCAAAGGTGATACGCGCAAGCACAGGCGCAGCCAGTTTCGCCGCACGGAGCTGCTCATCCACAGACTTCATGCCGGATTCGCTGAAGACGCCCTGCGCCTCCACCAGATACTTCAGCATGTCAGTAGCCGATGAGCCACTGACCCGCGTGATTTCGGCGAAACGCAGTGCCTCCTCTGTTGCCGCCTGACTCATGCCGAACTGTCTGAACTTTTCGGTCATGGTCTGGTAGCGCGCAGCCTCATCCACGAAGCCACTTAGCATTTTGAATCCAAGGTAGCCGGTGGCCATATTGGTCATACCGTCCGAATAGGCGCCATGACCGGCAGGGCGACCACGACCGCCACCGTTACCCGAACCGCCGCCACCCCAGCCGCCTGGCGGCACGCCGTTATGCCAGCCATGCCACCAGCGACTGTTTCCTGAAGGAGGAGGCAGCGCAGGTCCTCCGCCATTGTTCCCATATCCACCGCTTCCACCAGCAGCCGCGGCACCAGCGGCCAGAACGGGCAGCGTCATTGCTGCACCGTAGTTGCCCATCAGAGGAGGGAAATTACGTGAGGCACGGTTCATCCGCTGTGCCTGGTCAGCAATCTCTCGGATGGCACCGGCGTACTCGCGGGCGCCGCGTGACGCACCGGAGAACTCATTATTCAGGGAGCGATTGAGGGCCCGCAGCGAGGATGTCGCCTCTCTGGCGGCGCTGGTCAGTGCTTTAATGTTCCTGGTGATGGTGACGAACTTCTTGTTGAGTTCGATCGCATCACGGCTGACCTGCATCAGATTGCGCGTAATCTGGTCATCCAGCGCCAGCCGCACGGCTACGCGGTAAGCCTGAATATCCATTAAAACCTCGTTTTACGGGCATAAAAAACCCAGCCGAAGCTGGTTTGATTTGAGATGAGGAATGTTGAAAACAAACGCTGAACTTTGACGCTAAAGTGACGATAACCTTTGCAAATCTAAGAAAATAGGAGCTCCTGTTATGGCTAAACTTGGCCGCCTGTTTAAGAGAAAACGGTGTGCTCAATCGATGTATAATCACATGTCAGAAGCTGAACTTTCTCAGATCGCCAGAAGTTGTAATCGAGATGAAGTGGCATCTATACACATCAGATTAAAACAATTTCGCTCTGAACTTGCAGCCTGCCCCGAATGGGACGGTGATACTCAAGACCAGATATGGGATGCGATCGACACGCATAAGCGTTTGCTCAATCAGATTGGGCTACATAAAAATTAATAGTCATCAATCTGTTTGGCTAAAAGAATAAGGCTGCCTGACGATACTAATAAATATAAAACTCATGAAGAATTTTCTGATGGAGAAGCCCAATCCCCTCGCAGCACTATCCTTAATCATCTGGTTTATGATGTTTATCTCATGCTTTCGCATGGCCCAAAAAGCTGGCTTCGGATGGAAGATGGCGCTACTGCTTTCCTGCCCGGGCATACATTTCGTCATGCTTTACGTCTTCGCTTACAAAAAGTGGCCGAACGCGCCTTATCGATAAGTACTGATCATACGTCAGGATTTAATCATTATCGAAGTGAGTATAGGATAATTCTTAACGGCTTCAATGCTTCCGCCAAAGAATGCCAATCTATTCAAAGCCTTTCGAATGAAAGTCACTATGTAAAATAAACTATATATGGAATATTCAATATGAGCTCATTGGACAGTGCTTTAGAAGGATTTATAGAATTCAAAGTAAATGATTTCAGGAATAAGCATTTTACAGAATCTGACGTAATAGTTTACTACGGTGGCATTACCGAATGGGCTAAGCATGTATATCAGCCGAAACTAGAAGCAATTGGTCGAGATGCAAAAAAAAATGGAAGGAAATCACTTCTCATAATTTTATCAACCGGCGGTGGCGCAGTTGAAGCAGTTGAGAAAATGGTTGAAATAACAAGGCACTTCTATGAAGAAGTAAATTTTATGGTTCCGGATGCAGCAATGTCTGCTGGCACAATCTGGTGCATGTCCGGCGATAAAATTTATATGGATTATGCATCTTCACTAGGACCGATAGACCCCCAAGTTCAATCATCAGATGGCAAGTGGGTCCCGGCTCTTGGTTATCTAGACAAAGTGGAAGAAATTATCACTAAATCCGCACAAGGTGCAGTTACCCAGGCGGAACTGATGATGCTCAATAATCTCGACCTAGCACAGCTTCGCCGCTATGAGCAGGCGCGAGAGCTATCTAAAGATCTTCTTAAAAAGTGGTTAGTTGAGTATAAATTCCGTAACTGGAATGTCAGAGAAACCTCTGGCGTGGATGTTACACATGAAGATAAGGTTTCTCGCGCTGAAGACATTGCCATAGCTTTGAGTGATAACCGTAGATGGCACTCTCACGGGCGCTCTATAGGAATCGACACTTTAGTTAAAGGGCTCAATCTGCAAATTGAGGACTACACTGATAATGAGCATATGTCAGAAGACATACGTGAGCTTGACAAAATGCTTACTGAATTTCGTTTTAAAGTTTCCAAAGAAATTGTCGTTATCACATCGTGGACTAATGACACGGAAGCAGATCAATGATAATTTCTCCATCCCCAAAACTGGAGGTGTATACCATGAACAAAAACGTTTCACTATCAGAACAGGTTGCAGCTCTGGCTAATAAAGTTCAGTCCCAAAAGCAACATGCAATGATTAACGAATTGAAAGATAAGGGCTTACTTAATCCACCAACTTTTAATCTTGCATACGGACCAGTGTCTTTCATTCCCCGGACCGTTAAGTAATAGAACAAACCCGGCTTGGGCCGGGTTTAATTTATCACTTCGCCAGCCGCCTCGCCTTCCTCGCAAGATACTCATCAATTAGCTTTAAATCCCTTGGAGATTGCCAGTCCGATAGCATTCATCAAAGGGTCAAACTTCCTCACGTACGCGGGGCCGATGAAGGGTCGCGGAGGTATGTTTTCGGTACCAACTTCCTGCCAGAATCCGATCTGAATTTTAGTGCCCACGATTGCCGCTAGGCCAACCACTTCACTCTCGATTGAATCCCTCAGCTCACCAGAGCGAAGCAGCGGATCGTCTTCAGTGTAGCCCTGACGAACACGGTCGGCTTTAGTAGACTCTGCAAGCGGCGCCCACGCTTCAAACGGGCCGTAAGCGGGCTGGTATACGCCAATTTCCTCTTTTGCCGTTTCCTCAATCTCTTTCACGATGACGTGAAAACCCAGCTCAAGCTCTGTCGCGATTTTGGTGGAAGCAAACGACATCTCTTCCCCAAACTGTTCAAGATCCATCACTTACTCTCCTCCCACTGACAAGTGTTCCAGTTGTACCTGCCGCCTTCAAACTCACGGAGCACGACGCCCATGGCAATGCGCTCGTGTGGCATAAGCCCGGTCAGTCCGGGGAAAATGATGTTGAACGGAACCCCGGATTTCATCAGCCAGCACTGATTGATGAATGCAGGGTTCTGGGCTAGTTTTTTGCGGCGGTCTCCGTTGCCTCGTCTTCTTCCTCTTTCGACTTCTCACGCAGGTATGACGTCACCGCTTTCAGTCCGACTTTACCGAGGATGGCAAGCATGCCTTCAATCTGTTTGGGATTCTGCGGCACCGGGTATTCTTCACCATCAATATCCGCGACTGCCGCCACCGGAAAGGCATACATGTTCATGTACATCACATTCATGGCCATCTCCGGGCCAACGGCGACCGTCAGACGGGATTCCTGCACCGGGTCCAGTTCTCGCAAGGTGATGAGACGCCCTCCCGTGTCCCTGACCTGGTTTGCTTCTGTTGAGGGTTTAGCCGCAACGGACTGTTTGTTTTCATGCACTGTGACCTGGACCATGTGTATCCTCAGTTGACTTTTTTGCGACGATTAGCCGTCCATGACAGGGTCTGATTAACCGTTTTCTCACCCTGCTTGTTGCCGGCATCGGTTAGGTGAAACGATACGCCCTCATACCGGTACACACTGACCGTGCCATTGGCTTCGGTGATGGTTTCGGTAATAGTGCCGCGCGGCTGATCGATACCGTTGTAATAGTTGTCTTCCCACTTCGCCCAGAAGTCGTCGAGGGTGGCATCCATACGCTCTGCAGCGATGGTGCCGTTCCAGCCGACGGGGATCTGCAGTTCGTCAGTAATGCCATTGAGCGGCGTGATTTTATGGGTCGAAACCTGCGGTTTAGAGTCAAAGCTCATGATTTTTGGAATGCGCAGCTTCCCCGTGGGCGTATTGATATCGACAGCAATATCACGCCCGACGGTATAGCCAAGGGTTGGCATGGTTTATCTCCGGAGTAATCAGTAAGGCAGTGTTCAGCGCGAGAGGTTGTCTGAGACGGAGATGGACACGCTGCCGCCCCCTTCCAGGTTAACCAGGAAGTAACGGACCACGTTCAGGTATTTCACCTGCACGTCGGCAGTCATGTAACCCAGCGCCACACGGGCGTCCGGGTTGTTCGTGGCATCGAGCCGCACGGAAAACGCGGCGCCGCCATTCGGATCCCCTATCATCTTCATCGTTTCCAGATTCGACAGGAATGACTCCAGCGTGCTCTTGGTTTCCCGGCGCAGGTCTGATGTTTGATTGTCCCCGACCACACCGCCGAAGCTGGCCGCAATGGTCAGCGACAGGAAGTTGGTCATGCGGGTGTATGTGTCGTCGTTCTGGGTCGGATTCGATGATGTGTTGCGTCCTGAGCGCATACCAAAGTAGCTGCCACCCGGACACGGATTAGTAATGACATCCAGACGAGCAGAGTTAATCGCACTAATTTCCGCCGCTGAGTAAGTGCGTCCTACTAATTGGCGCTCGGTGGCAATAATGCCGGGAATGCGTTTATTCAGCGTGGAGATATGAGGTGATCGGGCAACAATATTCGCAGCCTCAAACGTTGCAGGTGCAATCATGCGGTTGATGCCGTTTGCAGCATCCTTCCAGAATGGCCAGTCACCGACAATCAGCTTAAGGTGCCAGTCATCCACGCCAGACCTGTTGAGTGCCTCAGACATAGATTTATGGCCAGTTGAGGCCTGGCCCTGCGCCATAATATAAGCGCCCTCAGAACTAGCAAACGCCGCCATAGCAGGCCAGCAATTCTCGTCGGTCACGTCTATCAGATTGATGACCTGTGAGTTAGTACCTCGTAATGCGAACATTCCTGTGCGTGGAGAATCTGTACCGTCGGTACCAAGCAGCGTTGCATCTGAGACAGCGTCTGACTTCGTTTTGTCACTGCTGTTTTGAGTCGACTGAATGCCATCGGTCCCGCCTCTCAGCACGCAATGCATGATGTCATCCGTCTTTTTTACCGTCCCTGATCCATCATCAGTGCTCTTATTATCTGTTAGGGACTCTGCGCCTGCGGTCATTGTATCCAGCGAAGCTCTTACGAGCTGACTCGGTCCCCGGATATTCATCTGTCCGTGATTTACCGCGTGCACCGTAGCCTTCCAGAGCGCGTCGCCCTCACCCTTGAGGTTATCGAAGACCTCAGCACTCACGCCCGGTAGGCTGATAGTCAGCTTTTTCGAACTCACCGCCGTTCCGCTACCAATGCCTGCGGCAATCTGATTTCCCCGCGTGCCGCTGTAAAGTGCCGTCAGCAGCAGGGCCTGGTTAGAATCCTTTTTACACAGCCGTCCACTGGCTGCCTTATCCTGACCGTTCGTGACGCGCACACAGTTCAGATTTGAAGCACCCAGTTGAAGTGAAATAGCAGCAGCCGTGGCCAAATCGTACTGACGGTCTTTTGGCGACCCCAGAAAAAATGCCATATCGTTATCTGAACTGATACGGAATGCGCTGTTAACCGGCCCCCAGTCTGCCACACCCACCAGCCCCAGCCCGTCGGTGGGCACGCCATTAATGTACCGTGCCCGGGGCGGGACAACCTGGACATAGAGGTCAGGTGCGGTGAGTGCAGACGTGTTAAGGTCGCCGGTTGAATAAATCGGCATGAGAGAAACTCCGGATGAATAAAATGATGATGAAGAAAAGGGTTTACCGCTTGGTCTGCTGCCCGTTCAAGGTGACAACAGTCATAATCACTTCAGGTGCAGCGATGGTCTGAGTTGTGGCGTAATTCACACTGAAAATCAGGTCGCGCCGGTAGACATGCCAGTTCTCTGACCTGTCTGAATCGAACTGCCGGACATAAAGCAGCTGCGCGGGCGCGCCATCGTTTAGGTCAATATGACACTGTTCCGACAGAGCTGTATCAATCGCAGTGCCGATGCGGTCTCTGAGCCCAGGCGTGGGTGCCCAGACGGTTACCTGAAAGTCTTTTAACTGCCTGCGCAGCTCTCTTACTGCTGTTCCTGCGCTCGTTACGAAAACACTGATTTGCTCCACCATCAGTACACACAGCTTGTTTAACACCGTGAATGCCTTCGGCAATTCTAAAGAGAGTTTATCAATGACCTGTTCAGGCGTAGCTCCCGTCTGGAAATGAAAGAAATATTGTTTTCCATCGAGGCTGATCCGCACGTTAGCAGGTGTGGAGGCAATACCGTCAACACTGATAAAGCTGCCATTCACCGTGAACTGCAGCGTGGGTTGACCTTTCGCCATGACACGGCACGGCCTCCCAAGCGCAGTGTTGATTTTACGCTCTGTCGGCAACGGCCAGACGGAGATCTGCACGCAGCCTTTATTGATATCCTGCTGAAGTGTGCCTGGCACCGGCCAGCCCGGAAAGATTTTTACTGTGACATCAACAATGCCAGGCAACTGACTACCGCCGGGGTAGATAATATCGGCAATTCGCCTGGCCAGGAATCGGGCTACATCGTCGCTACTGGCCATGTTACACCGTCACTTGGAGTGCAATCAGTCGCCAGCCCATATCCGTTAGCTCCGTGCTACTGATCACATAGCGATGCCCATTATCATCCGTCACGAAATCCCCGGTATGGAGAGTCACGCCACTGAACGCGGGCATCAGAATGTTTTGCCACGCGCTGCGCATCTCACCGGGTAGTTTAATAGGGCTGTGTTCACCGCCGCGGCTGAGCAGAATACTGGCTGGCCAACCGGACATGATGAGCTTTTCATTGGCTGCGGTGGTTCCACCGTAATCCAGCAGCCCCGCATCATTGCCTGGCTGAGCGGTACGCCCGATCTTCACGAGCCGATCAGCACTAACACAAAGGATGGGTTGTAATAGCGGCATGGCTGCGACATAAAAGGTCCCCTCAGTGGAGACCAGAATATCGCCCGCCTTAAACCCCGTCGCGTCAAAGATGCCAATACGGGTAGCCTGTCCGAAACGTGCCGCACGCATGTAGCCGTAATCGACAGCAAATGAAGCAGAAAGGTGACGTACTGGCTGATCGTCCAGTGGACTGAACGGTGATGCCGCGCGGTAATGACGGGCAGTACCGCCCAGAAGTTTTGCGGCCTTACTGTTCCCGTGATTTACCTTCGCGGTTAGCTGATGTGCGTCCATGTCAGCACCGGGTCAAAGTCGATTTGCCATTGCCCAGCGACGGTCCCGGTGGGATACCAAGCAGTCCGCAAAGCTGACGCCGCCACTGGTTGTAGAGTCGCGTACGATCGGCCACTTCTGACCGGTTCCGCTTCCAGACCGCCGCCTTATCTGTATCGAGATTATCTGCGGCTGCGAGGATACCCCTTTCCAGACTGGCCAGCGAATTCAGGTGTCCGACCACAATTACCTCTTCTTCAGGCCGTAAAGTGCTGAGACGGTGCGCCAGCGTCTGATAACGGCCGGACGTTACCTGGGCGTAGGCGGCATCGGAGCGAGCATCGGGTGTGGTATCTCCTGTCAGCAGATATCCCATATAGCGACGTGCCTCTGCCTGCTGTTGCGGTGTCAGCATATCTACCTCTGGAGTTGATTTAAAACGTGAATGAGGATTAACCCAGTAGGACTGCGGTATGTTCAGGTTTAATGTTCTGGCATCCCCATGCCGCGGCGATTTCGTAGCGCACACGGCGGTATTGTTTGTACATGGAGACTTCAAAGGACATGTTGGTGCGTGGGTCAGTGATCATGATGCGGTCATCCGCCATATCACCTTCTTCAGGCAAGGCTGGTGCGCGCGTGGCGAGCACCAGCGCGGAGCGACTGAAGGCGAAGTTGGCGGTAAACTTACTGATGACTTTAAGCTCTGCACCTTTGGGAAGGTCTTCCCGCAGACCAGGGGCAAAGATATGGACCCCTTTATCTGGCTCTACGCGTGCAATAATGTACTTCTGGTGACCTGCGATAATCACATCGCCAGCAGCAGCCTGTGCAGATGTGACCACAAAAGGAATGAAGTGCGCTCCGACAGCAATTTTCTCGTCGCCGGCAAGCTTATAGACAGCACCCGCCTGACCATTCGGTGATGCCACGCCCGCTGATTCGCGCAGGGTAAAACCATGTAACTCAAGCAGCGTTCCCTGTGCACGCAACGCCGTTGTGCCTGCTTCATTGGCTTTGGTTAGCTGAGCCATGGTGCGCAGTGCCGCGCCAGCTGTGGTATCGATGACGCACTGCAGGTCACTCAGCGGCGCACCGTTGTCGGTGAGAATTTTACGCACCTGAGCCGTATCAGTGAGGGTATCTTTGAAGGGGGTTTTACCGGCTTCACCTGCGGCACGAGAGCCGCGACGGAAGAGCTGGCCTAAATCCACTTCGATTTCATTGACCAAGGTACGCATCGCCTGAGTGACCTGGTCGCGGCGAATGCCGTGATAGCCCGGGCCCGATTTGATGCCCTTCTGCTGTTCGCCTTCCCAGCGGAACGGCACCATGCGGGATTTCGTGATGGCCAGAGGCACATTATCAATATCCTGATCACCATCATCCGGAGGAAGCTGACCGGGTTTGACATCTTCAGCCTGTGAAGCAGGCGTCAGCGGAATACGGATCGGCTGGTTAAGAGCGGCACGTTCAGCCGAAGCGTCCAGCGTGATGGACGGAATAAACCCGCACAGTTCGCGGGACACAATGTCCAGCGACTGATAAAGGTCGGGAATAAGTTGGGTCAGAGTATTAGCCATTCAGGGATATCCTGTTAGTCGGTAATCTGCACACCCGCACATGCTCTTTCGCTCTGCTCCTGAGGGCTGAGGGATTCAAACTGTTCACGGGTAAGCGTTTTGGGATTCGTATTACCATTACCTCCGCCGGAACCGCCGCCTGATGCACCGGTGCCTTTGAGGATCTGATCTTTATACGGGTAGTGCTCAACGAGAATGCTGAGTGCTTCGTCGAAGCCGGCAGCTTCGCCGGGTTTTACCGCACTGAAGATTTTGTTACCCTCACGGTCGAACGCTGTGACGGCGTCACCAACTACCTGGAAGTTGCTGCCAAAGCGGGCCTCCACGAGATCTGCTGGAATACTCAGCTTTTCGGCGATAAATTTTGACCGGGCGAAACTGCCGCCAATTTTCTCAGTCGTCAGCTTCTGATTCAGTTCATCGCGTTCTTTCACGATCGGGGCATATTTCTCTTCCAGTGCACGTACGGCTTCCGAGCGGACCTTTTCGACTTCACCGGCATCCACCAGCGTTTTGTCTTCAAGGTTCTTCACAGTTTCCATCGCAGTAAGAGCCGCGGCCGGATTGTCGATGCCTTCGAAAGTCTTCAGTTGCATCTCCACGCTCTCCGCGCGCTCACGGTGTGATTTCGCCTCACCATTTAACCGTGAAATGGTCTGCAGCGTGCCGGGGGCATCAAACGCCACCTCTTTGCCGTCATCCTGCACGTACACAGGTTTGCCATCGCTTACGACCACATGGCCGTTCTCATCGAGTTTCAGTTTCATAGGGTCATCCAACCGGTAAGAGCCATCCGGCTCGTGGCGCCGTGCTGCATCCGCAGCAGCTGGCAATAAAAAAAGCCTGAGTGGAAACACAGGCCTGAAAGATGTTAATCCGGCGATTCTGTCATGGGCTTATCCGGCTGAGGCGGCGGCATGGCGCGGATACGCGCCTTTTCATCTGCCCAGCGGAGTTCACTGTTGATGAGGCCGCGGCGTTGAATTTCGTTAAACAGCGTTTCGTCAGACAGCGCTCGCGTTTTATGCATGCCCACCAGGAAGTCAGTTGAAGCTTCAGCCAGCGTGGTCGCGCCAAAGTCGTTAAAGATAGTGACGTGCCCGCCTTCGGATTCCCCTATCCATTCCGCCAGATATTGCAGTGCCAGTCGGGCCGCATCAGTGAGGTCACACACCATGCGTTGCAGGGCACTGGTACTCGCCTCGTTATCTGTCAGCGTCTGCACCACGGTACGGTGCCCGGGTTTGATCACCAGCAGCTCCGCCCCTATCTGGCGCATCTTCTCTTCAAGGTCGATGATATCAGTACGCCCGGCTTCGATGGCTTTGCCGCTATGCTCCACGTAACGCAGGTCAGCCTCATCCTCTTCGGACATGATTGCCGATGCGGCACCCACCGAGATGGGGCCATCACCGAGCTTTTTGCCAAACAGGACCGGCACGCGGGCAACATGTAGAATGGTTTGCTGGTCACTGCGCGACTGCCAGTGTTCGACGTTAATCCAGGCCAGTTCGGCCAATGGAGCCCTGCCATTCATGAACCCACGTTTGTCGCCATATACCGGAACAAAGGTAATTTTATTCAGGCTGGTGGTACCTTCGTCGTGCAGCTGCCACTCCAGCATCCCACTCGTTTCATTCAGCTTTTCGCGATAAATCCGCCAGCGGCCAGGATTCAGCACCCTGACCTGCTCGATGTTTTTCACAACGAATTCATTCTGTGGGTCACGCTCACTTACCGTCTCGATAAAGCGCAGCATGGTGAATGTTTCCTGTCCGTTCACACGCTCGGAGTCGTAATCCAGCAGGCTGTTGGCGTTGACCTTAACGAAATAGGGCCGCAGCCCGCGCTGGCGCTCTTCGGCCAGGGACAATTGTTTGTCTGCAGGGGGATGCTCGACCAGAATGCCGCAGAGACCGTATGCCATGGCCTCTTCAAAGATGTCGGCCAGGAATGAATGCAGATTGGTGCCCTGCAGGTCCACATCTCCGAACATCTCCAGAATCCGTACTGGGACCTCTTTCTCATCCCATGTGACCGGCCGGGAAAAAGGTTTACCGCTCAGCACCTCGACCGTACGGGAAAAAGCCGGAAACAGCGTGGCCATTGCCAGCCTGTTCTTATAGAACGCCTCTTCTTCATTAGGCCATTTAGGCAGGTAGATTTTACCCGCCTGCCGCATGGCAGCCGTACCACCCAGCAGTGCGGTGATCATCGGCCAGCATCCGGCCATCGACTCAATTTTGGGCGATCGCTTCCGGACGTCGTTGTTCATGGTGATATTCAGTTATGCAGTGAATGGACGGACCGTAGTGCCTTTCGGCTGGAACAGCTCTGTGATGGCCCAGACCAGAGCATCGAGGCGGTCAGGTGATTTCTTCGCGGTAGCGGGTACGTATTCCAGCAACTGGTTCTCAAGCTGATAGAGATTGCCGCGGTGTGCCACCCGGCCCTGTTCATACAGTGCTGAGATAGGTTCCGCACGGGCAAATTTTCCCTTACTGGCATGGACACGAATAATGCGACCGTGATAGCCCGCATTACGCAGCGTATCTTCCGCCATGTCCCCGCCCTGATTGGTTTCGATAACGATGGCTTCAGCCCGGTGCTCTTCATAAGCCCGAATGGCACGCATCGCCCAGCCGTTGGGTGAGTACTTGCCCGAATAGTCGGCATCAGCGGAGAACAGCCGGTCATTACCGCGTCCATAACTGCTCGCCACGACAATACCGGTTTCGTCACTCTCTTCGCTGTTAGTTGCCTGCGGGTCGATGGCGACTACCGTTCTCGACGGATCAGGGGCAATCGCGAGCGCGCGAGCGCCGGACACCATCGCTTCTGTCCAGAGCGCACCTTCAGCATTAAAGCGCCGGGGGCGCTGCATGTACTGCGCCTCCGCGGTACGACGGTGTGAAAACAGGGAAACGCGATGCAAGTCGTTGTGCTTGTATGGCCACAGCCAGCCGTCAGGCAGACCATGTTCAATGGGGATCGCGTGCGAGTTTTCCGGGTAAAGCGATGAATACTGTTCGCTGTTATCAATCAGCACCGGCAGGTTCAGGTGATGCCACTGTTCACCACTGCCACCGCGCAGCAAATAACCGCTCAAATCATGGTAATGAATGCGCTGCATGATGACCACAATGGGCGTGGTTTCAATGGCCAGTCGAGAACGGATGGTTTCGTTGAAGCGGGTATTCACCCCGTCACGAATAATTTCACTGTAGGCATCGTCGGGCTTAACCGGATCATCCAGAACCAGACACCCCTGCCAGCCCGGTTCCATATGTCCGGCACGAAACCCGGTAACCTGCCCGGCAGCGGACGAGGCATACACCCCGCCGCCGTATTCAGTCCACCACATGGCTTTACTGTCTGCATCATCGCGCAGTGCCATTGGCCACATAGCCTGAAAGGCTGCAGACTTCACGATGCTGCGCGTGGTTGAAGAGTTCAGTAATGCCAGGTTGTGGGAATAGGACAGATGCATAAAGCGTGCGCGGCGGTTTAGCGCCAGCCCGCGGCCCATCATGTTGATGGTGGCCAGTTCGGTCTTGGTGTATCCCGGGGGAACGTTGATGATGAGGCGCTGGATGTTGCCATCAATAACCCGGTCCAGCGTCTTCTGAATAACCTGATGATGCGGCGCGACAATCATTTTACTGCCGGTACGCTGCTTAAAGAAGTAACGGGCGAAGTACATCCCCTCCTCTTCACACTCTATACGGCGTGCAGTGGTCCTGAATTCAGCAGTCGTCATCCTCCAGCATTTCCCGACGAGCCTGCCGGTATTCCTCGCGTGTAAGCAGCGCAACCTCAAGCGGGCCGCCATCTTTACCTGTCAGTGTTGTCGTGGCCTGTTCGCGGAACGCCTGCACTGAAATGTGTTTGCCAAGCAGCTCGAGATTTCTGACTTTGTCCGGCCACTTAATCTTCTTGAGGATGCCGACCATCTCTCGATCCTCACCGCGACCTTCAAACATCTCAGCCAGATCGAATCCGCTAAGGTATCGACGCCAGGATGCAGGCCACTGCGATACAGACTTAATACCCATGTCATCTTTCAGGATGTCGAGTACGTCCATTTCATCAATCTCAACCAGGCGGCGCAGTACGTAATCTGCGTTGACCTCTACCCTTGCGTTTCGGCTTGATTTAAGGTCAATAATGCGTTGCGCAACGTCAGGTTTTGACAGGTTTTCAGATCCGGTGCGATTTGCAGTCTTTTCGCTATAACCTGCCCGAATTGCCGCTTGCGTGGCGTTCAAATCGATGAGGTACTCGCGACAGAACATTTCTTGTTTAGGTGTTAAGGTATTCAATTCAAACCAAACCTCCGTTAATCGCCTCGATTTTTTGCAGATGCAGACTCAAATATAAGAAGAGTGCTACCACTAAATTTAGTAGTAAATAATCTTCAATTTCTTCCGATATTTATTCATCCAAGGCGTTGATGCATCCTGCCTTACCCACCAATGCGAACAAAACAGGGATTGCTATGAAAAAAACGGAGTACGATCAGAAGGCACTTAAAGAGATCCATGAATGGAAGAACCCTCAGGTAGGTTGGTTTGACAAGGCTCTGAAAGTTATAAATGAACCTTTGAACGCTGCAGGCAATGCAGTGCTTTCCACGCCTGTTGTGGGCGAAGCAATCCAGAAAGCGGTTAAAGGGCTCATTAGCGTATGCAACGATGCGGCTCAATGGTCTGTCAGGCCAGAAGCAATCCTGGAAGAATATCGCTCGGATGGACACGTGCACGTCAAATCACTAAAAGACGTCTCCGGATTATCACTGGAAGATGCTGATAAGACTGTCGGCTGGCTTGCTGCGAAGTATAAAGGCTTAGCGCTTGCTGAAGGTGCCGGCGCAGGTGCTGTGGGTATAGCTGGGATTGCAATTGATATCCCAACGCTGATTGCTCTAAACCTTCGAGCTATTGGTGAATATGCAACTTATTATGGATTTGACATAGAGAGGCAAGAGGAACGACTTTTTGCTTTTAACATTCTTGCACTTTCATCATCGCCTGCCGATGCATCCAAAAATGTGGCGATGGCTCAACTTGTAAAAATATCACAACAAGTCGCCAAAAAACAAACCTGGAAGCAACTTGAGCAACATGCATTCGTAAAAATTATTCAGCAAATTGCGAGCAGTTTAGGAGTAAAGATTACCAAAGCAAAATTGGCTCAGATCATACCTGTAGCTGGTGCAGTAGTGGGCGGCGGATTTAATGCGTACTTCACTTCAAATGTTTGTGAAGCTGCATATTATCTTTACAGAGAGCGTTTCCTAGCTGAACAATATGGTCCTTCAGTCATTGACCAAAGTGTCGAACCCGCTGCCACTTTCGAGCCAGACCTACCAGATGCATTAGAAGGAGAGCTTCTTTAATCATATATTGCCTAGCATCATAATATTTTACATACGGTAATTGAGGTAATCTCAAGGGTTACTATGTACGACGACATTGAATGCTCATTCGAAAATGACGGCGATGTACAAGAATATTAATAAATACATCTGAAGTTAACTTATATTTAAATAACGCTAAACACATCAAAAAGGAGTTTACCCATGAAACTTATGTTACTTGCCGTATCATTACTCTCTTTGCCTGCGATTTCATCAGCACAAAGTAGTGACATTGAGGGCCAAATAGGCATTGCGTGTACACATTCCCAAAGTGGATTTCAGGAACTAAAGAAAAAAAGCTCAATATTTAGTGCTAATACTGCTGCTGAGGCTTTGGATGATCGGGTCATAAGTGCCTTCAATGAAGTGCTTAAAAAACATCCGGAAATCGTTGATAGCAACGATCCAAATAATTCGACTAAGTGCACTTCATTGTTGAGAACTGAACTTAAAAATATAAATCAGTACAATTAAGCGTTAACACCGGGTAATACTGAGGAAACTTTTCAATTTTTAGTATTCTCTAAAGAACTCTATTGAAACTCTGGTTAATAGGGCGCACACGTAAGAACTGCGCCCAGCAAAATTATGGCATTACATCAGGCAAACCTTGTTTCTTCCGCCAGTCTCTTACCGACTTGACAATTTTCTCCGGCGTTAAGTCATCGTCATCATTGTAGTAAATTAGATCGGAGCCTTCCGGATGCTCAGTAACTTCAACGAAATTATCCAGCAACTCATCCTGATATGTCTCATCGCCCTCAGCGCTGCAAATTTCACTGACAAGCTGAGTAAACTCCGCTTCGGTATAATCTTCGAATCTTGGCTTTAAGTTCATTGGACACCCTCATATTTAGGATGATATTAACTCACGATGTCACTTTAAGTGTTGTTCGTTGAGGTTCTGCTGCAATCCAGCTATTTACTTTCCGGCAACATTGCTTAGATATGTATGATTGAATCTTCCCGTTACACCTCGTTATTAAACAATACATTCAACTAAAAGATAAAGCATGTTGTCTATCTTCATGCCAGATTAAGATGCTTTGAACCAAAGATTTTCCTTTCCCAGTTCTCATCAGGGCGGTCAGGCCAGATATTATTTAATACCGATAGGTAGATAACTTTTTGTTTGCTGTCTTCAACGCTATCACGAGACATCGTTAACTGGCTGTTGTGACGCAGGTCACCATAAAGTTCTCTGAAAGTGAGCCATGACGCTGAAAGGTGTACATATTCAGACACCAGTTTTTGGATATGTTTTTCATCCAGTACTTTCGGCTTACCTTCCAATGTTTCGACAGCCCTTTGCTGGACGTGATGATGATAGTCAAGCAACTCACCAGGGATCATGTCTTCGAATGCCTTAACGTCGGGCGTAAAAACGCACCCACACTTTTCTGCTATCTGAACCATAGTGATTAACGCAACAAACTGAAGATGCCCTTTCACTCTCCGATGGCTGGTGGCCATGCAATGAAATTTCTCATTCCCTTGATAGTCAATTTGTTTGGAAAGAAATGCCCACTGCTCCGTCCTCAAAAGAGGGTAAAGCTCTTTCTTTGCCCGCGTTTTAGCCCAGCTGAACGGTAACCATAATTTATGAGTGGTCAGATCTTTAACCTCATAAATCCATTCAGGATACCCACCTCCTACATCGGAATGCGCACCCGCTACAGTCAACTCCGGGAACTGACCATAAAGACTATGTACAGGAAAGTTGTAACGGTATTCATGCATCGCATTGAGCTGAAATGCACTTCTGACGGCGCCAGCTGGCACGCTAACGTTAAGATTTCGCGTATAGCCGGTATCGTGGGGATCGCTTTCAAAGACTGTTCTGTCAAAGAAGGTGCCGACTGTATCAAACAAACCCAGAAAATTAACGACGGGCTTGCCCGATAACGCGTGGCCACACTGATTTAACGCCCGATGGAGGGTATTGATCACTGTGGTTTCGTTTTCATGGATAGCATTGATGAAGTGGCGAGCCAGAACCGCGCCCCGGCTAAACCCGAACACATCAAATTCAATTGAAATGTTTTTACCTTCAACATCACCTTTAGACAATGTGGCGACAAGTTCAGATGCCATTCGCTCATTGCAGAATTTCAGCTTTGAGTCCGGGCCATACCCCGCTAACCCAAAGATATCCTCATCGCCGGTGATTATTGAATAGATGCTGTCCGGTTTTTTGTTCAGTGTGCCAATGCCTTCGATATAAACCTTACAGGCTTTTTCACCCTTTCCTTCTGGGCAGGTAACGTCGTAGCACTTATATAATCTGTAGATGTTGCTGACTTGGAACGTCTCTTCAGGCGTCTTATCGTATACATGACCGTTATGGCCGGTGCCGTCAAAAAAAACGCCTACGTGAATGACACATCGGTCATTTTCATTGTTCAACGAGGGATTCATGGTTCTGTTCCAAGCTGGATAAAAAAAGGGAATCGGACAATGCGATCGTTGTTATTGCTTTGGGGCTTCCTGTCTCATGTGTTGTGCGCGGACACGCTCTATCTCACGAATGGCTGCTTTGTCGTTATTGCAGGTCTGCAGCGCCGTGATCAGTCGTTCGTTCAGTTCCAGACTGTCTCCCCAGGTAAACTTTCCGGGAATATCAGGTATAGGACAGTCAGAAAGCAACGCTGCCGGTATCGGAACAGCAGGCGTGTCAATGTAACGGGTGTCGGTGTGCGCGCAACTGGTCAACTGCATGACGAGGAACAGGTTCAAGAGCACAGCTGTTGCCTTTAACCAGCTTCCGGATAACCACCACCCTGCCTTCGCTTTCTTCGCGCTGTATCTGGTTAGCATGCTGCGTCACTCTCGCCAGGTCATTTAAGAGGAATGTGGTATTGAGAAAGTTTCTGGCAATTGCTTCGGCAGTCTTTTTGTCTGCCTGCAGCTGCTGGTTGGTGCGGGTGAGCTGAGTTGCCTGTGCATGCTGGACCATGTTAACGACGCCTGAGGCAATAATCATGACCGTCAGAATAAGCACCACCAGCAAAGTTTTATTACTCTGACCTTTCACTGTGTACTCCATACAACCAGCTTTCAATCTGCCTTCTGTTTACGAGACCAGAGCGCTTCTTACCGGCCGCAAACACCCAGCGCTTTAACTCGTCCCGCGCACCCGTTTCATCACCGGCATTCAGCTTTTGCAGCAGCGTGGATCGGGAGAAAGCTTCGGTACCGATGTTGTAAGCAAAGCTATAGAGTGCGGCACGCTGATGATCTCTGAGAGGAACCTTTACCAGGCTATCAACTGTTGCCTGTACGGTTTTCAGGTCAGCGCGCAGCAGACTGTCGCACTCCCGATCGGTGTAATTTTTGTTTATGACAATATCCGCACCGGTGTGACCGTCGCAGACGGTGAGAACACCAGCGACATCCTGATAGGGAACGTAACGCCGCCCCTCTAAACCATCCGCCCCGCCCAGGAGCGTCACTGCCAGAGTAAAGGCACCCGCACCTGCTGCGGCCAGAAGTCTGTTACGCACAATCTGGGAAATAGCCATAACTCAGCGTGGTGCACCCCGCCCTTTACTGTGAAGAGCGTTGATTTCGGCCAGTGTCGTCTTACGCCTGTAGTACCAGTTAATGATGCAGGTGACGGTAGCAAGACTGATACCGACCAGAACGCCTACTGCACTCCACTCTTCCGGGCTGAAATAGGTGAGGACACCATGGGCAATCGCGCCCGCAGATGTACTGTAAGCGATACCGGTTGTCAGTTTACTCATCAGGTTTAGCCGCGCAGAGTCAGGAGGAATAAAGTCGAAGGAAAAGCAGGAAGCGATAACACCACAAACGGCCAAAAAAAAGCTCCGACAGAAATGCCAGAGCTTAATAATATGTCGCGAGGGTCATTTACCCATCGTTAGAACCAAAATACCACATTAACCGGAAAAGTAAATAGCGAGCGATTACATAGTCAATATACTTATCGCGCACTACTTAACGAGGCAATTCAGTTGCAACTCGGCCTGTGTTTGTTCCTGTTCTACCCGGGTGATGAGAAAGTCATACAGATTTTTTAGACTTTTATTCCATGTGTCGAGAGTAATTTTTTCGGTGACGAGAGACACCGCCCTGAAAACCTCAGTTGATGCTATGCGCTTATAGCCACGGCCATCGCATCGCACACAGTTTTTGTAAACCGGTACGCCCTGAATAGCGGTTTTCTCGCGATCTAAGGCTATTCCGCGCCCCTTACAGTCCTTACAGGCTGCACGGACGACACGCTTCCCGAGACATTTGGGGCAGACATTACCTGACCGTAACCCCGTCCCCTTGCATGTCAGGCATTCGATTTCAGTTTCAGCGCTACGGGACCAGTCGGCATAAGCATATTGCGCAATGACGTCTATCACTGCTTTTCGCTCATTTTCTGAAAGTTTACGCAGAACAGGATAAGCTTGCGCGACTTTAAGCCCTTCAGTTGCCAGCAACGCCACGGCTCGTTTAACGTCAGATCCACCGTTTTTAAATTTACCAAAAAAAGCACTGTACCCCAGGGGTGCCCTTGACTGCAGTATTCCCATCACTGCCAGAATATCTTCTGAGGAGAGCGAATCGGGAGACTTAGGTGAAAAAAGATTATCTGGCAGAAGTGAGCGCGGACTGTGATACGAGATGAGATTTTCCAGTTTCATTAATTAGCCCTCTGGCCGATGATTGAAATCAAAATGGCACTTTGAGGGCAAATGAATTCATTTTTCTGAATCTCGTTTCAGAGAATGAGACGAATGATGGATAAATTTACTGGCTAATTTTTCACGTGGTAAATCATTTCTCTCCTTCTTAGTGATCCTGCACCACATATCAATGAGCGCTTCACCTTTGTGATGTCTTGGTTCAGAGCCCTTTTTCCAGCCAATTAATGTAGATGCAACCACATCGATTTCGCTGGCAATCGTTTGCAGCGAAAAACCGGCGCGGTTAAGGTCGATGATCAACCGAAACCAGTCAGTTTTATAATCGTGTATTACAGGCATGTCTCTATTTCCTCGTACATTACAACTTCAGCAGTTCTCTGAGATTTCTGATACCTAGCTTATTGGCGCAATTTTTCCTGTGGTGATAAAGCGTTTTGAGACTGATATTGAAAAAAACAGCCTGTTTTGAGCCACTTACCCCATTAACATATCCCTCTATGATTTTTATTTCACGATTTGAGAGTATGCAGCGACAATGGCTCCGCACAGGACTATCGATTTTCATAGTGAGAATATGAATAACGTATGCTTCAGGCATGGCTGGGTTAAGAATGAAATCAAGCGTTGTCAGTCTTTTTAATAAACTCTGCCTTTTCTCACTCATCAGCTCAGGACCATCTGCAAAGATCAATACATTGCCGTTAGCTTCAGCATTCAGCTTCAGGAACAGGCTAAACCACAGAGGAAAAAAGTCATCATGAGAAATAAACAGCACAGCTAAGCTGTACCATCCATTGCTGCAGGCGGGCTGACGGTGAGCCAATTGCTGCAAATCATCGGCAAAAATTGTTTTTTTACATTTCAGCAGGCACTCATACTCGATTACTTCCATGATGCCACTGTGCAGAATACTTTTCTTTCCGATCACTATTACATAATTCTCTTTACGAAACAT